CTTCTGTTCTGTACCTGTCAAAGTTTGCGGCAGGTACAATCTTATCTGTCTTACCGTTGACAATGTCAATATAGTTTTCAATACCATAGTTTGACACATAGTAACGTTTCTGTTCTGTCAACTGTTTTGCATTGGTGATTGTCTGATTGAAATTTGTGAGATCCTCACCCTTCAGAGATCTTTTCAACAACCCAATAATGGCATTCGTCATCTTTAGTTTTCTACTAGACGCACCTTCTGGTACAAGTTCACCCTTACCTACAATATCCTCAACATACTTGACAAGATTCAAATAAGGTTCACCATTTAGCATAGGAATAAAATCAGAGATTGTCAAGCCTCTATTTCTCAGAAATGGTTTCATACCATCATACTGAGATGCAGACTTAGAATTACCATATAGACTTGTAGTCTCGAACATACATAAGTTCATATCATATTTCTTATTGAGTCGTTCTCTCACTTCATGAGAACAACACAAAGCTGCAAGTAGTTTACCACCAAGATAGTTATATCCAAATGGTTGACAAGGGACAATGACAAACCCCATCATAGTTGTTTTGTTGAACATAGTAAGTTCTGGAACACCACCCAACAAATCGTTACGTGGTTTACAGTTGATGACAGGTGAACCCAAACGAATGAACCCAACGTACTTGTTAGTGTTCATCTCTTTGACTGCGAGTTTGAGTGTTTTGCCTGGGATACTAACCATATTACTATGACTAGAAATCATATTGATAGAAGTATCCCATATAAAGTTACTAGGTTCGACAACCTCAAGTTTCATGTCTTCAGGAGACATAGAGAAGTCGTCGAACATATCATCATCCAAACCCATGCCAGGCAATGCAGTGGGCACACTCTGGATCTGTGCAAGTTTTTGATCACGCATATATTGGTCAATTCTATTGAACTGACCAAAGTAATCATTGAAAATATTTGCACAGTGAAGTGCTTGTTCTGTATTCAGTGTCATCATAAAAAGTATTATACAACATACGTACCAGCATGGCAATACTTTTCTAGATCAGGTTCTTTGAAGTTTGGACCTTTTAGAACCTTACCATCTTGACGATAGATAGGTTTACCATCTAGTCCAAGTTTACTCATATTGGAACGTTGCACTTCTTTGAAACATTCATCAAGGTTAAGTCCGAATGCATGTCCTGCACCATATGTCACATACAGAATATCGGTGAGTGCGTCTGCAACCTCAACCAGATCTTTGTTGGCAATTGCCTCTTCGAGTTCGCCAAGTTCTTCTGCAATCAGTTCTAGTCGCAGTGATGCAGTCTCTTGGTCTGGAAACTCTGGATTGCGTTTTACTTCCTGTCCGAAAGTTTCCATGAATACTCGTACTCGTTCAAAGTTAGACATTTTCGTTCTCCATAAAACCAACCGTTTCTCTTACAATGTCATTGTGGTTAAACTCAGCCCAATACAATTCATACGCAATACCTGACTCTAAACATTCGAATTGATGATATACGCCAGGCTTTACTTTATGATAATCGCCTTCATATAAAATAGTTTCATCAACAAGATCATAATCTTTTTGCCAAACACGAACTAACATTACGCCCTTTTCAACAAAGAAACCATTCCATTTAAATTCATGGAGGTGTTTAGAACACACTCCGCCTTTATTCATTTGAATACGATGAAACTCTAAAGCACCATTTGCTTCAATAAGTTCTGTCGTACCCCATACTTTACCTGCATTCATCCAAAAAAGTCCTCCAAAGTTTGTTGTTCTTCTACGTTCCAACCAATCGCATCAAGTATCATCTTCAATGGTTCGATGAATGTCTTCTCAAACTGTTTGTCGTAATCTACGTATCTATGTAGTCCAAACTCTTGTGGGATCACATCAGGGAATGATACCACGTTCTCTTTCAACGTATTAGGCATTTTGAGATAACAGAATTTGATACGACTACCATTTTCAATTAATTCATATTTGTTTGTAAGTTTGTAATCCTTCAACTGTTTATTGTATAGTAGAGATCCACGCACGTGAATGGGTGTGCCTTTCTTGTACACATTCTTACGATCTGACCAGTCTACAATGTTGGACACACCACGTGGAAATGCAACGGACTCAGGTGGTAGAGACTTGAACTCTTGTTTGAACCGTTGGATAAAGTCCTGTGTTTCTTTCTCTGTGGACGAGATAATAATCTTGAACGCCTCTCTAAACTTATCACGACAGATCTCAGGAGTTGAGGACTTGATTGCCTCGATACCCATCATCTTCAGTTTAGGTTCTTCATACTGAACACCTTCAGAATTGTGCACGTTGAGAATGTATCTTTTCTTTGCAGTCCAAATACCACGGTCTGCGATGACCTCACGTGACATCTCCATCCGTGGTTTGTGACAGTTCATACCCTTGAACAGATCATCATACGCCTTCTTGAGTAGAGGTTCGAAGTGATCGTTTGCAATCTTATCAAGAAACTTGACAGGATCTTTGGGGTTCAACTGTTTTACCATAGGACCAAAGTTGATGTACAAAGAGTCAGTGTCGATAGCGATAACATAGTCCTCACCATCAGTCTTTAGAATTTTGTTCATCTCTTTGTTGATTGCTTTCTCTGCCCACTGAATAACCATCTGCCCAGTCAGTGTGACACCTTCCGCAATACGAAGATCATAATACTTGAAGTAACGATTACCCATTGCACCATACAGAGAGTTCATCAAAATCTTAATAGCCATCTGTTGGTTGTGCAGTGTGTTAATCTGTTTCTCTAATTCGTATGTCTTCTCTTTCTGATAAGACTGTTCTGCAGACAACATCTGTTTCTTTACAATTCTACGTTCATCATAGTATTCAATAATGATATTAGGAATCATACCGTCAATATTCTTACTGTAGGTAGATCCATTGGTAGCGACTGTAAGGTTATCTTCTTTGTGTGCAGGATGAACCATCTCCGCATCTCTACCAAACATAGACAGATAATAATCTACTCCACCATTTACTTGACGATCTGTCAAAGTCTCTGGTGACATGTTCCACTGAACAATGATGTTAGGATACAGTGAGTTCAAGTCAAACGACACTACCCAATCGTGCGCACCCACCTCTGGGTTCTTCACATAACCACCTGCGAAGTCTGCCTTCTCATTCTGTGGTTTGTTTGCAGATGGTACAATTTTTGATTCATTTAGTTTTCTGTGAATGATAGATTCCCAGATACCTGTAGTACCAAACGCATCTTGGTAGTTCACACCACCCTTGTACGCCACAGTCATACCCAAGGTAATAAGTCCCATCTTGTCTTCAAGACGATCCACCAACTGCACATCTTTCATGTTATAGTCGATATATCGTTGGAAGTCATCCTTATACAAGTTACGTAGAGAACCAGACTCTTCATATGATAGTTTCTTCTCACCTAACACAACGTGAGCAATGTGGTCAAGTTTATACGACTCTTGTTTACCGTATGCATAACCGAACTTCTGAAACAATTCAATGTAGTCAAGTACAGACACACCTTTGATGTCATAGGTAGTTTCTTCACGAGTCATCTTCTTGACTTTGACTTGATCGATTAGACCCCATGGTGACATCAACCGAACCATCTCAACTCCACAGACACGGTTAATACGATTGATTAGATACGGTACGTCAAAGAACCGCACGTTCCAACCAGTAATAACATCTGGTAAGTTTTCTTCTTGTCTCCAATGATTGACAAACCGAGCGAGAAGTTCTGGTTCATCTTTACACTTGAAATACTTTACAGGTTTGATGAGTGCAGTAGATTCATCATAGTCCTGTAGACCCCACACATAGTACACACCATCGATATTGTTCTTCATAGTGATAGCGAGAACAGGTTGGTCTGCCACGTTTGGGTTGGGAAACCCACCTTCGTATTCAGTCTCAATATCGATAGTCGTGACGTTGATCATGTCACGGTCAAATTTTACTTCTTTTGGAAACTTATCAGTGATGTACTGATGTAGATAGTTGGTGGTTCCGTACACATCGAACCCACCCACGGACTTGTACTGTTCTAGCCAGTCACGTGCATCTCGCATCGTTTCGAACTCAACCGAACCGATATCTCTTCCATCCAAACCACGCCATCCAGTTTTCTCTTTGGATGGTACAAAGAACTTTGGTTTGAACTTTTCTTTTTTGAAAACTTTTTTACCGTGGTCATCATAACCACGGTAAAGAATAAAGTTTGAGTAACGAACAACATTGGTATAAAACATACGTGTATTATATCAAACGTATCGTTAGATGTCAAGAAGATTCTATGACTGCAAATGCATTTTGTTGTGCTGTAGCGACGATACCAAGATTATCTGCATCTGCGATATCGTTCTGTTCTAGATGTGTAGTCCACTCCATTGCCACGTGCATAGTAAGATTGTCGTCTCCCATATCACGTACAAGTTGTTCACGAGTTTCACCTTCGTTTGAAACAACATTGTCAAAGATTTGCCATGCAGTATCTTCACCTAGTGCAGTGATACAACGTTCCATGATGTTACGTGTACCTGCATTCAAAATATCTAATGACATTTAGTCCTCCAATAGTTTCTCAAATGTTGCAGGACCTGCGATACCGTCTACTACAAGACCATTTTCTGCCTGCCATTGTTTTAGTGCACGTTCTGTGCCTGGTCCAAATACACCATCCGCACCAATTCCTAGTGCTTCCTGCATAATTTTGACACCGTCACCACGTGAACCTTTACGCAATACTCCGATGTCATCAATGATATCTTCAATATCATCATCTTCATCCATCAGATCTTCGATGTCCATATCCAGAACTCGCATTGCATTTACATAACGTTCTTGACGATCTGCAAGACCAATAGATCCACCGTTGATCTTTTTGGTCATGAGTTTGACATTATCCGTGTCTGCGATATCATTTAGATTGTTTGTGTCCCAGAACCAACATGCAGACTCAATTGCACCTTTGAACGATGCAACATACTCTGCCGCTTCTTCTGCAGTCATACCTACAGATTCACCGAACTTTGTATAGTTGTGTCTGCCTGTCAATTGTTTTAGACCACGGCCACGGAACAACCATCCATCACCCTCATTGACATTACCCATCTTGTACTTACGGAACTCATCCATATAAACATAGTTGGCAATCATTTCAGGTTGACGATGGTATTCATCTGCATCACGTTTTGGCGCATCACCGAAGTAACGACCAAAGACTGCACGTAGTGCTTTTGCAGAATAGTTTAGATTTTCTTCGAGTCGTTTGAAGTTTGCACTTTCATGTGCACATTGCGATACAAAGTGTGCAACACGGCGTTGTGTTGTGATGCCATATTTTGGTAATAGTTCACATAACGATGCGTACCACTCTTCATGTTGTTTATTGCCTGGGATCATTTTTTCAAGATGATGAGGCATAAAATCAAATTCAAATTCACTCATAGTTACTCTTTCTTGTCAGTTACAAATTCATATAGTTTGTCCGCCTGTGACTTGATTTCTTCTGGCGTAATTTGTTTTGGAACATATTTCTTATATGCTTCTAATGCTTGTTCAGCATTCTCTTTATGCATTTCCATGACTTGGTGCGCCACTTGCATTTGCATATCGTATTGTTTATCTAGGATATCTTTTGCCATTGCAAGGATATCTGTACGGATTTGATAAGGGTTTGACATGTGTGTCTCCTGTGTGTTACATGCATAAGTCTTCATATAAAGTTGTGTGAACTCTGTGTTCACTCAAGTCTTTATGTTTTACTGAAGTATTTGTTAAGAATTTCCAAATGATCTTCATATTTTGCCATCTCCTCCAATTCGGTTTCGATTGCTTCCATGATATCAGAGTGTTCTCCAATACCTGCAGGGTTATTTAGGTAAACTTCAACATTGAGTCTGTGTTTTTCTACATGCGCTGCAGCATGTGCACGTGCAGCCATCAATAGTTCTTTTCGCATATTCATGTTCTATTTCCTCTTAGTGCAAAGAATAAACCACCTACCCACAATAGGGCATGATAGTTGTCATAGAGTAGTACGTCTGTCAGACTGGTTGGTTCACTCAACCAAATTACACCAGTCATAATGCAACACATAACGATACCACTAAATCGTGTAACCATATCACCAAACGCTTGAAGAAGATCGTTCCAAAACTTTATACCTAACAACCCACCAAACAACAATCCAAGTCCTGCACCAACCTCACCTAATACAACAAATAACCACACAAGAGGTGGTAAGTCCATTGCAATGGCATCTTCTACAGAGAAGGGCCATTTATCAAGACCTTGTTGTAAAAACAAAATTGCAAGAGGGATTCGAAGTAACCAGTGACTTAAACAAAATTCTGGTATTTTATTTACAATATTTTTTAACATTTGTGTGTCCTTATAAAGATCAAAGGGGCAGTTACCCGCCCCTCTACTGAACTTTTCTATCAGTTTCTCAGTTTAGCAACTTCTAACATGCACGCCTTTGCTTCGTCATAACGACCTGCGATTGCAAGTTGTGATGCTGCTCTACTATACCCGATGATCTCGAAACGAATTTTAATGCTCTCCCAGATTCGGGCGATAACAGAACTGTTACCAACAGTAATAGTTTCAACATGGTTCATTACACCCACCCTCTCAAATTAAAATTTGTATTAGAGTGTGACTCATGTGCAACGTGCCAGATGTCACCACGTGATAGTCCAATGTCATTCAACTCAGCATTAGTTAGTTTTTGTAACTCTTTGATGGTTGCATTGACATCACGTCTGTATTGATAGTTAGCGATTATCTTCTTGAAGAAGTTCTTTAGTATTTGTGTCATGTGATAATTCCTCGTAATGACCGATTTCGATTTTACGAGGACGCAGTTCTTCGGGAATTACATATTTCAGTTCTACTGACAATATTCCGTCCACCAGATCCGCTCCGTGTACTTGTACGTGTTCAGACAGCCTAAAGGTGCGTTTGAATTTCTTCGTAGAGATTCCACGATGAATAAACTCTCTACCTCTAGATTTATGTTCTCCTGTTACGTTTAGAGTACGATCTTTCACCTCAATAGACAATTCGTCACGAGAGAACCCTGCAACCGCAAGTTCGATTAAATAATCGTGTTCACCAGTTTTGATGATGTTATGAGGTGGGTAATGATCTTGAGCATGTTTTGCAACATATTCTAGTTCATTGAATAAGTGATCGAAACCCACGAATGATGAACGTGGGAACAAAGAATGTACGCCTGTCATTGTTATCTCCTTTTGATCAAGCAAGATGAAATGGACACCAGACTATCTGCATGTCCGATATTATATATAAAATTATTTCCCTTTACGTTGGGAATCAATCCATTTTTTTGCTGCAGGTTTTGTTGGTTTCTTCGCTGCCCAAGATTTCATTTTCTTGTACGCAGTCATAGAACCAGTTTCGTAGTCTGCACCATCAGAGTTGTCTACAATCACCATCATGTTACCAAAGAACTTTTGGAACTTACCAAGGTTCTTTTGTACATCGTTCCACATCTTAGTAACTTCTTTTGCACCAAGTGTTCTTGAACGTTTTTGGTCTCTATCGATTGCAGTCTGCAAATCTGTGTTGACAAAGATCATCGCCACTTCGTAACCCATTTGTTTGAGTTTCGTAGCCTGCCCAGAGATCTTGTCGTAATCTTTACCAGTACCATCAATCACAAGTCCAAGACGACCATTGATCGCCAGTTCCATTTGCTTCTTCGTAAGTGTCTTTGCCACCTTACGTGCAGCCTGACCTTTATCTGTGAAGATGTCATCTGGTGTTGCTTTGAGTCCTGCCTTTGCAAGTTGTGCCTCGAAAGCAGGATCACTATTTATCAGTTTCATGCCAAATGAAGTCAAAGCAGTCTTACCTACCATAAATGACTTACCACTGCCTGGACCACCCGCTAAGAAGACTGCCTTGAAGATCGCTGGATCATTGACACCTTCTTCTATATAAAACTGAGTAAACCGTTGCATTTGTATTCCCTTATTTAGATCCGATGTTATACTTCGGACACAATTCCCATTCTTGTTTTTCTTTATATGGTATAATCTTTATCTGTCTCATAGGAGCGAGAGGTTCTACAGATCCGTCTACGGAAATCAATCCCCAATCACTCATCAATTGTGCAATAGTATTGCGTCTAGCAATATCATTTTCTTCTAGGTTAGACTTCTTACCGTCCAACAAGAATAATTCTTTAAAGTGCACAATGAAGTATCTACCTTGTTTATGCAAAATATGGCAAGACTGATATAGTTTTTTATCTTTGCGAGAGGCAACACCAATACGAGTAAGTGTCTCTCGAACCTTTAGAAAATCATCTGGTTCGTTTAGAGATACTTCTAACATAGAGGAAGGTGTCCACTCTACAATTTTATTATCTTCCACCTTTATATACCTTCTGTTTCAATATATTTAGTTGTTCACTTGTAAGAAGGGTCAAGACTTGTCTGGCCTTTTCATTATTGTAACCATAATATTCCTTGACTACTTCCACGTCACTGTCACACTCACTCTTCTGCCATTTGGAGAATCGTTTGCGTTTCCTAATCATATTTATAAGAAAATGATATTGTAGACGGTTGTCTAGGTGGTGGTTGATATTCATTTCATTTGCAAATAATACCGTATCCTGAAAGTATGATAGAGATCTGTTTACCATGAAGGAGTTATATGCCTTTTCCGACAGATCATCTACCATAATATCTTTCTTAGACGTGTTGATTGAATTGACGTATTCGAATGGGTTCACGACATATCCTCAACACCAGAATCTTCGCAGGGAAATTTAGAGGGAACACTTTCACGCATCTCCCACAATAGATTCTCTAAGGTAAACTCTACAGTATCCACAGTATTCAACAAAACATCTTTGAAATACAATTGTGGAACTGTACGATGTCCCTTTGACTTCAGGAACTCTTTACCACTTGCATCTTCAGAAATATTAATTATTTCATAATTCATCCCCCAGTCATCAAGTTTATCTTTCATGATGACACAAAAGGGACAATTATTCTGCGTATATAGACTAAGTAAATTCGACATTTGCCATAACCTCTGTAAGACATGCAACTACGTTGAGTTCGTGATCTGCCACAAATGCATTCTTGTACTGATAATCTGCCAGAATAAGAACGAGTTGTGGAATGGAAGAAGGGGTTACCTTCTGCGCCATACGATCATAGATGCCTCTAAAAATTGCAGACGCATCAGTATCTATATTGTTTACCACCCAAGATCGCATCTTTTTGAAATCTTTTGTTTTTAGGTGGGTGAACAAATCATCATAGTTTTTGTCAGAAGTTGTATGTAACACACCTTCATCAATCATACCAGTCAACGAATAACGTTGACCTTCATTCAAGACTCTCCGCCAGTCTGGGGCGTGTTTCATAACTAAATCTACAAGAGGTTTACTTTTATACTTAACACCTTCTTCATCAAGGATTTTAGTAAACCGTTTGAAGAAGAGGGCGGCAAGGTTGGCAAGTTCCTTCTTAGTCGTATTGAACTCATACACACCACACCGTGAGTGCAGAGGTTCAATGATACGATTCTTGAAGTTACAAGTGAGTATGAATCTACAGTTGTTGGCAAACTCTTCAATGAAACCACGAAGAGCAGGTTGTGTTGACTGTGGATTCAGATAGTCAGCCTCATCAAGGATCACAACCTTGTAACCACCTTGAAGTGAGACTGTACTTGCAAATTGCTTGATCTTACCACGGAGAGTGTCGATATTGCCTTCTTCAGATCCGTTGATGACAATAAAGTCTAGATCAAGCATGTTGCATAGTGCCTTGGCAACTGTTGTCTTACCAAGGCCTGCAGTACCAGTGAACAACATATTAGGTAGTTCACCAGATTCTGCAATCTTATTGAAAGTATCTTTCATTGCACTAGGCAAGATACAATCGTCAATAGTTTGTGGGCGATACTTTTCCACCCAAAGAAATTGGTCCATTCAAAACTCCATCACAAAAAAACATTATATCAAATTGAGTTAGAATGTCAATATTATTCTTCGGTCTCCATTGCCATGTCTTGTTGCATATTCTCTACAAGAGAAATGACTTGGATAGACTGGTCACGCAACTGACCAATAGTGGATAGTTCTTCACCTTTGAACCCACCACGCTGTGTGATTGCATCTACAACCGCAACAGTTGAACGTGATACATTATTTGCGAGTTTCATCAACTCATTCATTTGATCATTAGACATTCTTTATACTCCAAATGTTGATGTCTTTTCAAGGGCAATCCAGTAACGGACGTTTACTTCTTTATTAGAGAACTCACTAATCAGTTTAGATGAGATCCCCACCTCATAGTCGCCTGGGATGATTTTGAGGTTAGAGATATTTATCACAAACTTAAATGGTTCATCTGGTTTTGTGATACAAGGAACATCAATAGAATAAGTATTTGATGTCGCATTCTCATTATCAACCACAGAAAGAATCAAGACGCCGTCACCTGCAGTGATTGCGACTTCACTGTGTCCAAGTGCATTTGCAGCACTACGCAGTTTATTCAAGGTGTCACCGTTCAGTTCAAACCGAACTTCACACTCTGGCATCTTGATATCTTTCTGGGGGGATGTCAGTGTTTCTTCTGGTGAGAAGAAATACCGAACCTTTGATCGACCAGACTGATCACTCACAGTAACAGATTCATCAGCGAACTTTAGATTAGGTTGGTCAACCAAATTCAAGACACTTATAAATTCTTTCAAATCATAAATGCCAAACTTCTGAGTAAACTCATTGTCTACGACTGCAGTAGCGAGTACGTTCTTTGCCTCACTAATCGTCTTGACAATGTTACCTTCATTGATAAGAATATTCGGATTGATGTCCGAAAAGTTTTTAAGAACGTTTAGTGTTTGTTCTTGTAATTCCATAATATGTTCTCCGTGATTATATTGTCTATATTATACCACAACAGTTGGTAAATGTCAACACATTTTGCTGAAGTTTTTCTCTTTCTTGAATTCAATCTTGGAATCGAATTTACCATCAAGAACTTCACCTTTATGTGATATTACAAATACATTCGTGTCATCATCAAGTGTGTGCAAAATCTTCAGTAGGTTCTCAACACCCTCGTGATCCAAAGACGAATCGAATGTCTCATCCAACAACAATAGGTTTGTTGCGACTGAGTTCTTCATCTTAGCAATCTGTCTCCAAGTAAACAACAGGGCCAAGTCGATACGTTGTTTCTCACCCTCACTGAAGGAATCGTAAGTAAACGCATCTCTGTGACGAGAACGAATTGTCTCTGCGAAACTCTCGTCTAGATTGAAGTGAACAAAGAAGTCTAGGATCTGTAGATACTGATTAGTTAGTTTGTTGATAACTGGTAGATACTGCTTGATAATCTTTGTCTTGATACCAGTATCCTTCAACATCTCAACCATCACACTATTGTATGAATACTCTTCATTCGCAAGAATCTTTTCTTCGAAGATTGATTCTTTTGATTTATTTAAAATATCTAGATCTTCCTTAGACTTTACAGCATCCCCATCACTTCCCTGTATCTTATTGATGGCATCGGTAAGATTTCGCACTTGTCCTTGCAACCGTGAGATTTCTTTATTGTTAGAAGAAAGTGTGGATGATTTGTCTCGTATGGTTGCGGCAATCTCATTGAACCTTGTAAGATTTGATTCAACAACAGACGATTGTTCAGCGACATCATCCAATGCCTTCTGTAGTTCATTCGCCTTAGTCTTTGCAGATTGCAACTTACCTGATCTAAGATCCTCACCGATATCTTGGGAACACGTGGGACACGTATCGTTCTCTTCGTAGAATTTACTTTCTTTGACAAGGGTTTTGATTTTTTGATTGAACTCAGCCTTATACTGAAGGAGAGATTGCTTTTTCGAATTGTTCTTGTCAAGACCGTCTTGCAATCCTTCTTGCAGTTTCTCGACTTCTTCTGTGATACCAACATTCTCATCGTTGAGTTCACTGATAGATACCTGCGCTTGCAAGATTTCTTGTTGTTTTTCTTCAATCTGATCATTACTCAGTTCCTCAACTTCACGAATGTATTTCTTCTGAAGTTCGATCTTCTCTTTCGTAATCTCTAAGTCATAGTCAAGATCTTTCAACTTGTCTTTCAAAAGAGAATTCTTTTCTTTTAGAATAGTATTCATTTTAGAAAAGATATTGATATCCAGAAGATCCTCAATTACATCTCTGCGATGACCACCAGCCAACTGCATAAAAGGAATGAAAGATGAAGAACCAAGTACCACTACTTGGTGGAATGACTTGTGGTTCAACTTGAGAATATTTTGTTCAAGGATCTTCTGGTATTCTTTTGCATGGGAAGATTGATTGATCATAGTACCGTTTTTCCAAATCTCAAATAGATTTGGTTTGATGCCACGCATCACTCTGAATTGATTTGAACCAATAGAAAACGTAACCTCAACTACAGTATCCTTGTTGTTGATTGAGTTTACCAACTGTCCCTTATTGATATTGCGATGTGGTTTACCGAACAACCCGAATGACAATGCATCCAAGATTGTTGACTTGCCTGCACCATTGTGACCTACAACAAGTGTAGTCTTGTGCGCACCCAAATCAATCTCAGTAAATTTATTACCAGTGGATAGAAAGTTTTTCCACCGTACTTTTTCAAAACGTATCATACTACTTCTAGCGCTTGTGCTTCTGTCATGAGTTCACGCATACGAATCTTGATACGATCCTTGTCCAGATCTGTATCCACACCGTCAACATAAGAATCAACAATCGTTGTCGTATCATCAAACGCAATCTCATCATCTCCTACATTCTCACCAATAAACTCATCAAAGTTCTCTGCGATCTTCAGTTCGTGTATTGGTCTATCTTGTATTCTATCAACAAATCGATCAAATGTAAAGAGGTTTTTCTTGTTTACGACAACAATTTTTACGAACTTCCCATCAGCCTGAGAGACATCGTAATCAGAGTAATCATTCCGTTCATCGTCATAATAAACCCGATGAAAAAGAGTATAAGGATTGCGAACTCTTTCGAGTTCCCTAGTGTCCGTGTCAAGAACGTGAAAATATTTTGGATCATCTGCATCACTCCAAAAGAACTCCATTTGAGATCCAAGATAATGTACGTTATCCTGCATCGAACCAACGTGGTAATGACCAGTCAAAACTTTCTCAAAACGATTGAACAGTTTGTGATCCATACCATGTGTATTACGAACCCCACGCATCATTTCAAATCCGTTTAGTTCTAGGTGGCCACCCAACCAGTCTGCCTTACAATTCTGAATGAACTTGATAGACTCGCTGTAGTTCTCAGATGTAATCCAAGGTAACATTGCAAGTTTGAAACCATCATAGTCCATCACCGTAGGTTCCATAATGATGTGGATCTCATTCATGTAATGTCCAAGACACTCTTTCAGAGAATTCAAATCATTCGTATTTTTATAGAACGTGTCATGGTTGCCTGGAATAATATCCATATGCATACCCAATTCACGCATACGATCTAGGAAGTGTTTACGATTATGGTTGAGAGCTTTAAAATTAACAAACTTGCGATGATCATAGTAATCGCCCAAGTGAACGATTTGCTTAATACCATGTTCTTCACAGTACGGAAAAAATACATTACCAAAAAAATCCTCTGCGTTCTTTAGAAAGATATCAGATGAGTTACGAATACCACAGTGGGTGTCATTCAAAATTGCAATCTTCACTCCATAAACCCTTTCAAGTCAGAGTCTACAATGACTGCACGTTTCTTCTTCTCTTTCTCTTCTTTGACCAGTTCTTTCACCTCTGTGTCCATATGACGAACACGATCAATACGATCACGTAGAGTATCTACGAAAGAACCAACAACACCCATAGTGGCATCATCGAAGTCACCATCAACAAAACTTTCAATACCTGAACGTGTCAGATATTTTAGTTTGATATCTTGTTGTTTCTTTTCTTTGGCAATCCTACGCAGGAATGCATACCATGTAATTTGTGTAAAGTATGCAAACGCATTTGGTTTACCTGTCCGTGTAGCGGCAGCAATGTCATAATTCTCAATCGCCTTCAAACAATTCTCAACTGCATCCATTACCATTTCCTCACGGTATGTGTAACGAATAAAGTTTGACTTATGGGATAGACCCTCTGCAATACTTAGAAAACATTGAGCGACATAATCTGGCACCTTGGGAAGTTCTTTCCCTTCATCTTTAGCGGCATTTACCGTCTTGACATATTCAACAACTGCATTGGAAAAGTCTGCATTGTTGACATAATGTGCACTTTGTTTATTTCTTCTTGCCATATTATTTCCTTTCAATACCTCATTATACCACAAACACTTGTGAATATCAAATAGTATTTTTTTAATTGAAATAGAAAAAAAGATAAATTAGGGGGTTGACAAATCTGAAAAATAGTGTATAATTAAAGAGTTGTTGCTGAGAGTGGGGATATACCCTCAGTGCATTTTATCTTTAGACGGGCGAAAGGCAATTATATTATCATCACCAGAATCAGTCATCATTTCCCAGTTGTCAATTTTATCACGTAAGAAGTCTCTGAGTTCATCATCATCCATCCCTTCAGATTCTTTCTGCAATTTTTCAATGTCAAAAGACGCACGATTAGTAGCCTTCTGAATTTGTGCAAGTGCAGATAAGTAATGGTTCAACAATGCCTCTGATGGTTCATTCTCTAAGATAATGTGTCCAACATTTAGAACAGAAATCTTAGACAAATCATCTTGAAAGGATACCCATGGTTTGAAAGAATAGTAACGAACATCATTTTCAAAATCTTCTGCAGCAAAGATCTTTAGTACATTACGAATTACAATGTCACCCTCTTCGACAACTTCGATAATATCTGCAACGATCTCATCATTATTTGAAAGTCTAAATTGTCTCAAATTCATAGTTCAATCACCGAAGTCTTACATTTGAATTGTTCTCTTTGGTATATTTTATTGCGTTCCCAAGAGTGGAGTAAACAAAAGTTCTTCCTTTGTTTCCAACTAATATCATCACTTATATCGTACAAGGTGGTTTCCCTTCCATCATCACTTTTTCTCAAACCCCTACCAATAGATTGCAAGACTCTAACCTGCGATTTGCTTGGTGACGCAAATATAATATTGTGTAGGTTTCTAATATTTATGCCCGTAGAAAAAGTCCCAAGAGAGGCGACTACGATTGCACCATCCACACTTTCTACGATTCCTCGAATCGCTTCTCTATCTGTGGTATCGGTTTCGCCAGAGACGAAGTAAACTTTCCTATTCTCATCTACCTTATCTCTGATAGAATTGAACAGTGGTTTACCGTGTTTGTCTACGTAATTATATAGTACCAATGTATTACCAGTAAGTGAGGTGGCTAGGTTACGAATAAACTTGTTACGTTTATCGTGTGATACAATAAAATCTATTTCATCTTGATAGGTTTGTTTACCAAACTCTTTACGTGTTTTCTCGTCGTACTTGAGTTCGAGTCTCTGTATAGTCAGAGGTGCGAGAGTTTCACTGTCTTGTAGTTTCTTTGTGGTTGTTACTTTGTATATCTTACCAAACAACCCCTGCAAAACTAATTCGTGTGTTTGAGATCCGTCGAGTGTACCAGTGGTTCCAAAACGATACTCTGCCTCTGAACACTTGTTCATAATGTTCATCAGAGATTTAGACTTGAACCCATGTACCTCATCACCAAACACGCAACCGAATTGTTCGAACCA